TTTTTTTTCTTAAAGTTTTTATAAAAAAAATATTTATTAAAATAAGGGGGGGAAAAAAAAAAAAAACCCCAAAAAAAAAAGGTTGGGGATTACAAGATGGTGCACTAGCTTACAGTTAAATTTTGTTATAAATCATTTGGATAGTATAAATTTAGCGTAATTTTGGCGTAGTCTGAAAATCCCATTACAAATGTTTTATGTGTAGTTTTCTCATTTAATCTGTTCGTTTATCGTTTTTTGTGACAATGTATTAGGTTGTATTTACAGATGAATTATCTATATCAAGAAAGAAAACAGAAAAGCAACTTCTGTTGGTTGTGATGTGTTGATGTTGTTTCTAAGAAAGTGACATTACTTATCAAAGGAATTCAAGACAAGAGCCGATTAGCTAGAAAGGAATTAAGTAATAAAGAAATAAAGGCACAAGAGTTAATTTCTAAAGGCTATAAAAAAAAAAAAAAAAAAAAATATTTTTTTAAAAAAAAAAAAAAAAAAAAAAAAAAAAAAAACCCGCCACACAGGCGGTTTGTTAGTTAAATTTCAATAGGTAAATAAGGCAAGCTATTGCTTGGTACTTCGGATATAGCAAGAAGGTTTTTTGCTAATGGCATCGCGTAAGGGTAAAGTGATGCCATAAACTCTTGTTCCCTATTTTTAGCTTCTGAGACTTTTGGATGATTTTTTTCAAAATGATAAGCAAATTCTCCTTTAAATTCATAATCCGGCGTCTCAATTTCAATATGGAGGATACAGTCGGCTCTGTCTTCTTTTGGGAATGTAACACCTAGAGAGAGTTTTCCTTCTTTTGCGCTACTTTCCTTATTAGTCTTTAGATTAAAAGAGTAAGACATAATAGCTTGATCAAGGATTTGCATTTTCATAATTATTTTCCTCTCCTGAAACGAACTGAGATTTTGACATTTTTTCTAATGTCCAATTAATTGCATTTTTTCTCATTTCTGGATTGTGTTCCCAGTTAAATTTAAATACTTTGTAAGCTTCTAGTTTTGCATGTTCAGTTGCATATTTTGTAATGACCAAGTCAACCCCTTCTGCTACTAAAGCATTTAGTTTTATATTTTGTATGCTTGAGATAAATAGGAGTTGGCGATGCTTTTCTGGTTTTACCCGAATATTAAATGCACCGGAACAAGATCTTTGTGGTTCGACGCCGGATTCTTCACAATCGGCAAGATAATCATCAACAGCATCATGAAATGCAGCCTCTAATTCTGAAAAATTCTCGGCTTCGTAAGTTATCAAGCCATTAATATGTAATAGCTTGCCGTATAATATCTTGTCTTCCTTGGAAATTTCGATACTTCCTAGAAAGCCTTTATATTGCATTGTTTCCATATTAATTTCCTAATAGCGCATAGAGTTCATCAAGGGCGGTTTTTATCTGAATAATTACATACCGCTTTAATGTATTTTGCGGATGTGGCTTATGAATACTAATCGGGAAATCAAGCGAAGAATGCTCAAATTTCACACGAGATCCATTACCTTGTTTTTCATTAAATCCTAAATTAAGTAAAAGTGTTCTCAGCTCGTCCCACGTAAAATCAGTGGGTGGCGGCTCTTTGTAGAGCTTATCTTTAATTTTTGTAATCTTGCTCATTTGTCACTAACCTTTAGTTACAAGATATTACCATGAATATTAATATTGTAAACATATTAGTAATAATAATTACGAATTCTTTGTTACTACACAAATAAATCAGCAACCATCCGCTATTGTTTTTTATAAAAGAACAGAATACCAAAACACATTCCCCAACACTGAAATGTCTTGTAATTCTGATATTTCGTCAGGGGGCTTATCGCTGTTATAGCTGCGGATTTTAACTTGCTCATTAGGCATATTGTAGAGTAGTTTTATTCTCAGCAATCCACTGTAGTTTATTGCGTATATTTTCCTATCTCTAATTGTTTTATTGCCCAAATCAATATCATATAGTTATTTTATCCCGAATGACAGGTTCCACAGAAGTACCATTAGCAATCACACGTACGGTAATTTCGTACTAATCTCCATGTTTTCAATAGTAATTAGTTATATCTGCTCGCTTTGATGTAATTAGACCAAATAAGGCGTAATTTGGGCATAATTAACGACAAGAAATATACAAAAATAGCTAAAAGTTGGCAACATTTGAGACTTGAAATTTTAGTGAATGATTGAATTGATTGTAGGTAAGCGATTGATTTTTGAAGTGAATTTTAGGAAAGAAAAAAGCCAGTAGAAATTTACTGGCTTTGATAGGTGGACTAGCTGAACCCGAATTAACTTGTATAATATTGATTTTTAATGTTTATTTTTCAAAGTCTAAAATCTTGTTACTAAGCTTGTTACTAAAACTATTTTTCATTGCGAATTTACTATTCATTCTACACTACAATAACATTGCCTAACTTAAAATAATATAGTTTTTATAAAATAGTCTTCACCTCTCCACTTTTTAAAGTAAATAAGAAAAAAATCTTTATTTATTATGTATTTATAATAGTGAAGGCTGTTTATTTTAGTCTTCACTAAGTCTTCACCAGTCTTCACTAATCAAAAAAACATCTCAATACAGAATATTTACTCTCTATCTGTTCAAAATTTAAGCAATCAAACAATCTTAACTTACCGTATCTAAACGCAACTAAACTATTGAAAAATAAGGTGTTTATTTAATAATCAAAACACTATATATTATATTTTGACTTAATAAAAGTCGTCTAAATTTAGACTAAGAAATCTCATAAGGAATAGATGAATATGTTTAAAAAACTAATTGAGTTACGCCAACAAAAGGCGGAAAAAGTCGCAGAAATGCGCTCAATGCTTGAAAAAGCAGAAAAAGAAAATCGTTCATTGAATGAATCTGAATCAGTAGATTTTGAAAAGCTGAAAGATTTAGTCAAACAGATGACTGATGAAATCAGCAAATATGAGGCAGTAGCTGATGAAGAACGAAACCTTAACGAACAGTCTCAAAAGGTAGAACAACGCAACATGAAACAACTTTCAAATGATGAGTTACGCCATTATGTGAAAACTGGTGAACTTCGCAACTTAACTACGGCTAACGGTGAAGATGGCGGATATTCAGTTATCCCACAGTTAGACAAAGATGTAATGAAACGCTTAACAGACGATAGCGTAATGCGCCAACTTTGTAACGTAGTACGCTTACCGGTTGGAGCGAAAGAATACAAAAAATTAGTATCGGCTGGCGGCGCAGCAGTAGAACACGGAACAGAAGGCACAGCACGCAACGGCACAGCAACCCCGAAACTTCATGAAGTAACAATCGCTTTAAATTCAATCTATGCTTATCCTAAGACTACACAAGAAATCTTAGACTTCTCAAGCATTGATGTTTTAGGTTGGCTAACTGATGAAATTTCTGAAACCTTCACAGAAACAGAAGAAACAGATTTAACTTCCGGTGATGGTAACAAGAAATCAAAAGGCTTCTTAACCTACCAACGCACAACCGAAGATGACAAAGTACGCCAATTTGGCAAACTTCAAAAAATTGAAGTAGCAGGCGTAGCGAAGATTGATGCAGATACTTTAATCGATGCGTTCTATACACTTCATAGCAAATACCGCAAAAATGCCGTATGGGTGATGTCATCAACGATTGCAGCAGCATTACAAAAACTTAAAAACAAAAACGGCGATTATATCTGGCGCGATGGTTTAACAACTGATGCCCCAGCAACATTATTAGGTCGCCCAGTCCACTTCTTAGAAACAATGCCGACAGGCGGAGCAAATAAAGCAGTAATTGCCTTCGGTGATTTCAAGCGCGGATATTTCATCGTAGATCACGAAACAGGCGTGCGAACCCGTCCGGACAACTTAACCGAACCGGGATTCTATAAAGTACACACCGATAAATATTTAGGCGGTGGCGTAGTAGATTCAAACGCTATCAAAGTGATTGAGACAACAGCATAAATCATAGAGGGGCGAAAGCCCCTTTTTTTGCTTAATAGGTGAAATATGAATAAAGAATTTGAAATCCGCTCCGCAACACTTTCAGCCGATGAAGAAAATCAAAAGCTAGTCGGTTATGCGGTGAAATGGAATAGCCCTTCACAAGTGCTTTACTGTGATTTTGTGGAATCCTTTGCGCCTAAAGCTTTCAGTGACAGCCTAGCGAGTGGCGAAGATGTGCGCGCACTCTTTGAACATGACTACACCAAGTTACTAGGTCGAACAAGTGCGGGAACATTAAAGCTAGAAGAAGATTCAACCGGCTTACGCTTTGAACTAACTCCGCCCGATACAACAATCGGAAAAGATTTATTAGTTAGCGTTTCCCGCGGTGATATTACAGGGATGTCTTTCGGATTCAGAGCGATTAAAGAAGAATGGAATTTTGATGTAGAGCCTTATCAAAGAAATGTAATTAAAGCAGATCTCTTTGAAGTTACTGTAACAAGTATTCCAGCCTATCCGGAAAGCAGTGTTGAAATCGCTAAGCGCTCAATGGTCGCAGCAAAAGAACAAACACAGGGTAAATCAAACACTATCTTAAAACGCTGGCTTGATGTAGCGGAGGCTTAATATGTGGAATCCTTTTAGACGAAAAGAGCAACGCAGCGAACCAATCACTATTGATGAATTCATCTCTTACATGGGCGTAAATAATACAGGCGCGGGCGAATATGTCAGCCCACAAACGGCAGAGGCTCTACCAGCGGTTATGAACGCTGTCACAGTGATTGCCGAGGCGGTAGCATCTATGCCTTGTTATCTGTACGCACTGAAAGAAGATGGGCGAGAAAGAATCTACCGTCATCCGGTTGAATATCTTTTAAATGAAATGCCTAACCGAAATCAAACGCCTTACCAGTTCAAATATACGATGATGCGCCATTGTTTGCTAACTGGTAATGCTTACGCAGTGATTGAGTGGAATAACAAGGGCGAACCTGTAAGCCTTACACCTTACCAGCCGAGCGAAGTAAATATCTTCCGTAAAGTAACAGGCGAACATATTTACCAAGTAACTGACTTAAACGGAGTAACTAGAAACTACCTTCAAGATGAAATGTTACACCTACGCCATAGTTCCCTTGATGGATTTATGGGGCGTTCACCTGTGACAGTTTGCCGTGAAACGATTGGACTAGGCTTAGCACAACAACGACACGGCGCATCAATTATGAAAAACGGATTGATGGCAAGCGGACTAATCTCAACGGCTGAATGGTTAGACGATGCGAAAGCACAGAAAGCAGTGAAAGCCTTAGAGCGTTACAAAGGCGCGAAGAACGCGGGTAAAACACCAATCCTTGAAGGCTCAATGGAATACAAACAATTAGGCATGACAAACCAAGATGCTGAATGGTTACAAAGTCGAACCTTCACAATTTCCGATATAGCCCGAATCTACAACATAAGCCCGATTTTCCTACAAGATTATTCCAATAGTAGTTATGCGAATTTCAGTGAGGCTAGTAGAGCGTTCTTATCACAAACCTTGCGGCCATGGCTGACTAACTTTGAACAACAGCTTAAAGATGCCTTAATGATTGACTTAACGAGCAGTAGCAAGAAACGGCACTTAATCGAATTTGACACAAGCGACTTACTCCGCACCAGTCAAAACGAACGTTTCAATAGTTATGATGTGGCGATTAAAGCGGGCGTAATGTCACCTAATGAAGTGCGCAGACGTGAAGGCTTGCCGCCTTATATTGGCGGTGATGAATTTAGCCAAGCATGGAAACAAACCGTAGAAGTTAAACGCAATGATAGCGTAAACGAAAACGAGGTGAACGATGCCTAGAATGATTAGAGCCGGCAAATATAACAAGGCGATAAGTTTACAAAAACAAGTAAACGAGACTAATGATTATGGCGGATTTGTAAGTAAGTGGAAAACCGTTGCGAATATACGCGCAGCGGTTGAACCGTTACAGGGTAGAGAGTTCTTTGCTAGCGCAAGCGTAACGAATGAAAACATTGTGCGAATCCGTATTAGATACGGAACGAATGTAGATAACACAATGCGCGTGAAATACGGTAATCGCCACTTAGAAATAACCAGCATCATTGATAGCAAGGAATCACACAGGGAATTACAACTTATTTGTAAAGAGGTAACTAATGGAAAAAACTGATTTAACGCTTGAAGAAATTAAGCAGCATTTAAACGTAGATCATGATTTAGATGATGACTTAATCGAAAGCTATAAGGTAGCAGCCTTTGAAGTATGCCAAAAACATATAGGCAAAACCTTTGGTGATGAAGAAACAGAAAAGACCGTTCCTTTTACCCCAGCTATAAAAGTGGGCTGCTTAATGTATATCGGGCATTTATACAGTAACCGAGAAATAACAACAGATACGCAACAAACACTTATCCCTATGACTGTTAAATCTCTATGGGATATTTACCGCGAGCCTTGCGCTTACTAAGGGTTTAGTAACAGATATGCCATACAAACCATTAAGACGATGTACATTTCCCGGATGTAGAAACAGGGTACAGTCTGGCAGATGTGAAGAACACAAAACAAAGGTTAAAGACACAAGAGAAAGCAGTAGTGCTAGAGGATATAACTACAGATGGAGAAAGTATCGGGAGCAATACTTGCGCCTTCACCCGCTTTGCGTAATGTGCTTAGAGGACGGATTTTATACACCCGCAACGGTGATAGACCATATTAAGCCAGTAGAGAACGGACAGGCAGACCCTCTATTCTGGGTTGAATCTAATCATCAAGCTTTATGCCGAAATTGTCACAGTTACAAAACACGAGTAATAGACCAACGCGGATATGGAGCGAGGAAAATGGAGTGCGATAATCATAAAACCGCGCTAACAAAGGAAAAATAGATTAAAAATGGAGTGGGGGAGTGTTTAAAAACGAAATAACACTTCATCGAAACCAAAATCCGGATGGAATCTTACACGCGAGGCAATTTTTTCGAAAATAAGGAAAAGTATGAGTAAAAAACGAAATTATAAGACACCAGACTTCTTAGACAGTATCGCTAAGACCCAATGGAAAAGCCGAATCAAGCAACTTTCAGAACGTGGCGATATTAAAGCAGAAGATTTAACAAACCTTGAAATTTATTGCGAAAACTACGCAATTTGGCGTCATTCCGTAGCAGATTTAGCGAAAAATGGGTTCATTATCATTAATAGTCAAGGCACTCAATCAAGAAATCCAGCCTTGTCAGCGAAAGCGGATGCTGAAAAAGTGATGATTAAGATGTCAGCTTTACTAGGTTTCGACCCAGTGAGCCGCAGAAAAAATCCTATTGAAGTAGATGAAGAAGATGCGATAGATGAAATCCTAACTATGTAGGCGAAATATGGAAATCTGGCACGCATACGCAAAAAAAATTAAAGCGGGTGAGTTAGTGGTTTGAAAGAAGAAAAAACAAGCCGTAGAGCGTTATTTTAACGATTTAAACAATCCTGATTATTTCTTTGATAAAAGCGTAGTTGAAAAGTTTTTAGCTTTCTCGAAACTATGCCCACACGTTAAAGGACACTTGCGCGGACAGCCGATTATTCTTTCAGATTGGCAAGTCTTTCTCTTTGCCAACATTCTAGGCTTTAAGCGTAAAGACACAGGATTCAGAAAATATCGTTCCGCTTACGTTCAAGTAGCAAGAAAAAACGCAAAATCAACGATAGCGGCCATTTTAGCAAATTGGTTTCTGGTAATGGAAAGCGGACAACAGGATATTTACACCGCAGCAGTTAGCCGAGATCAGGCAAGGATAGTTTTTGATGATGCCCGTCAAATGTGCTTACTTTCATCTCCATTGAGGAAAAGACTTAACATTCAACAACACAAGCTAATCAATCCGAAGAACAATAGCATTATGCGACCGCTTGCCTCTAAATCCTCAACGATTGAAGGAACTAACCCTAGTTTAGCGATTGTTGATGAATATCACCTACATATAGACAACAGCGTATATAGCGCGTTAGAGCTAGGGCAAGGCGCACGCCCTGAAGGTTTACTCTTTGCTATTACAACAGCGGGAAGTAACGTTATTTCCGCCTGTAAGCAGCATTATGATTATTGCGCTCAAATCCTTGAAGGGAATGAGCAAAACGATAGCTTATTTGTGTTGATTTTTGAGTTAGATGAAGAAAACGAAATCGACAATCAAGAGAACTGGATAAAAGCAAATCCGAATATAGGTAAATCCATTCCTTATCTAGACTTTGAGAATACTATCAAAAAGGCTAAAGGGATTCCGTCCGAATGGGTGGAAATGCTAACTAAGCGTTTTAATGTATGGTGTCAAGGAACTACTCCATGGCTAGGTGATGGAAACTGGGAGCAATGCGAACGGAAGTACACAGACAGCGATTTACTTCATCAAACTTGCTATTTAGGGCTTGATTTATCAAGTACCAGCGATTTAACAAGCCTTTGTTATACATTCCCACACGGGAAAAAAGTTAGATTGCTTACACGACACTACATTCCAGAATTTCAGCTTAACAACGTGGCAAATAAAAACCGCGCAATGTATCGGAAGTGGGTGCGGGATGGCTGGTTAATCACAACAGAAGGGGATTGCATCGACTACGACAAAATCAGAGACGATATTCTAAAAGATGCTGAACGGTTTGATATACAAATGATTGGCTTTGATGTGTGGAACGCAACCCATTTACGAACACAATTACAAGCGGCGGGGCTTGAAGTAGAACCATTCCCGCAAACATACCAACGATTTAGCCCCGTGGCGAAAAGTGCGGAAGTTTTAATAAACAGACAGATGATAGAACACAATGGCGATCCGGTGCTTGCGTGGGCTTTATCAAATGTAGTTATGGAAACTGATGCGAACGCCAACATTAAACCGAACAAGAAGAAAGCCGCAAACAAGATAGACCCAGCAGTCGCCTTCCTAATGTCTTTCGGCACTTATCAACTTGAATACGGTGATTTAATTTTCGAACTATCAGACGAACACAAACACGCACTAGAGCAATTTAACGGATTGGATATATGATTAGATGTAAAGAGGCAAAACAGAACTTACTAATAGCGGCAGTGAAACACTATAAGAAATCTACCGCACTTTTCACTTTTATTAGCTTGTATGATGACAATGAACCATATCCACTGGACGAAGTTATCTACATTCTTCAATGTAAATGCGATGCAGCAAAACGAGAAATAAACAACAGGCCGAACAGTCCAATATGGACGCGCTGGAAACGATTTACTTTATAGCCGCTAAGCAACTCAAAGAAATGAAGAAAGTTAAACGGAAATAGCAAACGTTAGACAAAAAAATCCCCGCGTTTCACAACGAGGGGATGATGACATAATGACGTATCGAAAGACCATTTTTACAAGTATTCCCAATTCACTGGGAATCCCTGTTACACTTCAAATTAAAATGTAACATAATTATTATAATATCAATAGATTAGATATGAAAGAGCCGTAACTAAACGTAGTTAAACTTTATAATTAAATTTGCTATAATGAACAAAAATTAATCGGCTTTATTGATTAATAATTAGAGTTTTAGGAACAGAAAAGCCACCGCGCGAACGATGGCTTAAATTAAAGTCGTATGTGATAACCTTTATCACTCAAAGAGGAGTTTCTAAAGGCAATTCAATTATCCGCCTTTACTAAACAAACTTCAAGCCCTTTGAACCAAAGAATATAACGAACGGCTAACTCTTCCTAAACAACCAACCAAATATAGCGCATCTAGGCTGATCCCCGAAAACAAAGAACCTTACTTTGCTGGTGCGCACTTTTCAAATAAGGATAAATGCGAAAGGGGCGTTTATGGAACCAGTAACAAGAATGTTGCCTAAAAAAGCATATTCACTTAAAGAAACAGTTAAGTATATGCGGTTAAATCATAGTATCGATATATCTGAAAAAGATTTAATAGAATATATACAAAATAGCGATATTAAGGTATCTATTTTCATACAAGGTGATTCGCAATCTATTGATTTGATAAATAGAAAAGATCTTGATGCTGATTCAATTCCTGTTCTAGGTGAAAGAATGGTTTTACACGTAGATAAGACAAAATTCAATATGAAAATCACCAAGACTAGCGGATATGGCAGCATTTCCACTAGAGTAGAGATAAAGGGCGAAGAGTTTAATATCATCGTTTTTTTAGACCCTGAAAGATATGGTGATTATCCTTCAAATAGCACTATTGATACTGTGTCTTTTTTGGGTTTTGAAGATAAGCCACTTCGCTTTGTTTATGAGGGATATTTCCCACTAGACCCAAAAATATTTACTTACTTTAATTCAGAAGAACTATTAGATCTAGGATATATAGATGAAGTTGAAGATATACTAGGATATAGAGAAGGATTCGATTTTAGGCTTCCAACTGGCTCAAATAGTTTTCATTTGAAACTTGATGATATGTGTATATTACACCGTGACTTATTAGTATTCTTAGACAAGTTTTCAAAGGCAAATCAAGCTCAAAGAGTGAGTGAGTTAGAATTAAGGGTAAAATTATTACAAGAGGAATTAATCGAAAAAGAAAGAATCATTACAGAGCTTAAGGATAAAGCTGCTAACTCTACGAATGTTAAATCAACCGCATCAGAAAATAAGAAGAATGAATTTATTAAGGCTCTACTTCAAATAAAATATGGGGCAGCAGTTGCCGAAAATCCACGCCCACACGTTTACGATCCAAATGACAGCGAAAAAGGCAAAGATGGCGTAATACAAAGAGACTTTGAATTAAAAGGGCTAACAAAGCATCTTCCTAGCGGAAAAACGCTAAAAAACTGGGTAAGTTCAGTTGAATTAGATAACTAATAAACCTCAAAACCGGAAAATACTGGAAAAATCTGGAATTTTCCGGTTAATCAAACCTCCCATTCTAAAATTCCTATCGTTCGAACAACCACGGAATATGACGATACTCCACAGTGTTAAACAAACGATAGGAATTATCTTATGAACAAAACAGAAAACTTAAACCCACAACAAAAACTAATCTCCGGTGAAATCGCTTGCCATATTGTTGGCTTTGGTCGCACCAAACTCAATGAGCTTGTAAAAGCTAAAAAATTTCCTCAACCAATCCGCTTTTCACAAAACTTTGTCCGCTGGGATTTAGAAGAAGTGAATCAATGGATTGAAGAACAAAAAGCGGCACGCGCTTAATCAAACGAGGAAATAAATCATGGCAAGAAAATCAACTCAATTCTTAAAAGTTCTGAATCGAATCATTTTCTCAAGTATTAGCGGGATTGACGGTTACGCAATGGGAATGACTTCGGCGCGTAATTATGTAATCAAGCTAGAGAATGATTATATCGGCGAGAAAATCAGCCGTAGATGGGAAAAAACTTCAGATGGTGCAGGAATGTATCTTCGCTATGAAGTCGCGAACGCGGAACAGTTAAGAAAAGTAATTAATGTTTACAAGGCAAAAGGGGGCGAGCTTTCAGCGATTGAAGAAAGACAAGCCTATTCCCGCTTTGAATAGAAAAGACAAACGCCGCAAGGCTCTCCCAAGCGGCGTATTCAACCTTAAGAATCTCTCAAAAGGTAAATTTTAAAATCATTAACAAGGATCTAAATATGGAAATAATCACCATGAATTTAAATCATATATATTGTAAACAATATGAAATATTTTTCAAGTCGTTTTTTGTTGAAATCGCTTTACAAACCACAGTTAATTTTGGCATTATGAACACGCAATCAGAAAAAGTGATTGCCAGCCGTGGAAAGCTGAACTATCTAACTTTGGCGAACGACAGCACGCCATTAGACCGTGCTTTTTTTGTTCGTAACATTCGCACACCAAAAGAATATGCGGATTTTGTTTTACATCTAAATCCGATCATTCTCTCAATGGTAGAGCGTAATAAGCCGTCTATGACGGGCTGTCTTCCAAAGTTGGCAGTTTTCCACCTTGTTACGTTCTACCGCCCGACCGTGGAAAGTCTAGCGGTAGTTCCTGAAAATCTAACTTTGGAACTTACGCAAATGTATCAATTCATCTTCGCGGCCATTCGCCGTACTGATTTATCAAATCACCTTCAAAAAATCCGTATCACCGCTGATAGCGAACGCAACGCACGCGCTAAGCTTGCCCGTGAGTTCGTCTTAGTGCTTGCTGGAAGAATCAATCTTCAAAACGCTAGTACCTTATCAGCAAATACTTTCCCTTCAATCTCTTTCGCGGAGGTGGCTCATGACTAACCGCATTATCCAAGTAGAACAATGTCAGCTTGAAATGTTAAAGCTCCATATTGATGGACTAGGACAAGTAGAAAGCACGCTCTTAGCATTATCACTTAACCCTGATTTATTCAATGAGATGGATTCTTTTGATATCGCAAACACTATCAAAGGCATCAAAAACCTATTGAGTTATATCAAGATTGATATGGAAGAACGCATTGAGTTTATTGAGAAAAAATAAGGGGTAGGAAATGAGAAAAACAAAAACGGTCAAGGCATTTAAAACACCTTACACACCGACACCGGAGCAACTAGAGAAAGCCTGTAAACGTATTAAACAATTCTTAGCCTTCGCAGAGGATTATCTACACACAGGACACTACAAAGGACTAGAGGCATCAATCGAGCAAATTAAGAAAGCAGCGACAATCAGAAGAGGGAAAGTAAATGCGTAAACAAACATTAAAAAGAAAAGTTAAAGGTAAAGAGCCATTCAATCCGTTAATGACGAAATATTCTCAACTTTCGCGCCAATTTCAACTGATTTTAGATAGTAACAAACGATGCCTTGAAGTTTATCCGGACGAGTTTCATCACAAAGTGAAATTCCGTAATGAACTAGCTGATTTAGTAATTAGATTAAAAGCTGGCTCAAAGTTACTTAATGAAATGGCTAAGTCGCAAGGTGCGGAACTTAATGATAAGTACGGAGCGTTAAAAGGCTTTAATCAAGCAAATAACTACTTAATCAATAAGCTTGTTGAAGTGGTAGAGCAGATTGAGCAGTTACAGATTGAAAGAATTGAATTACAAAAAGGGAGCAAATAACATGAAAATCGATATTAATCGCTTAAACGAAACAGAATTCACCGCAATCACCTCGAGAGTAAGACAACGACAAGGGGAAGAAGTAAGCACTATTCCTTACACTATGGCTTGCGTTGCTGAATTAGCTGATATTTTCAGAACTTTCACCCCAGAACAGTGTGCGGCATTGATGCGGGTAAGAAATGAACTCTTCTTCCTTCGTATTTATCTTGATGAAATGATATCTAAAGCATCAGTATGTCAGCCGCCAGTAAGTGCTATGAGTGATGAAGATGCTGTAATTAAAGGATTATCTTTGGCGGCTATGGATGGACTGTTTGAAATTCTCTCAACTTTACAAAATGCGGCAGACGCCAGATTAGCTGAATCAATGCCGAATGGTTATAAGTATGTAGATGTAAGGGGAAAAGATGGCTCGATTAATTAATGCTCCGCATCTTGCGGATCAACCGCATGAACCTTATTCCGATTTATTTGTGCTGGCTGGCTCTAAAGCATGGCAAGCATGGGATAACGGAAAAGGTGAAGAATGGCAAATATTATGCCGATTAGTCGAAGGTTTAGAAAGCAAGCAAAAACCAGTTATTCTAGGCGAGAAACAATTAAGCAATATTTCTTCAACGCGTATAGTTAAAGAAGATCAGCAGTTAGTGAAGATTGCTCAATATGGCGAATTAAAACAGGAAGAAATTACCGCAATTTGTCAGAATTTAGCAAAAAACACTTCGGCCAGAGAAGTGAAACTCATTGATGCTGCCGCACAAGTGAAAGAGGATTTAAGCTCTTACATTCAACGCTTGCGAACTGATAAAAAGACAGCTGATTTAGCAGACCAATTGATGCCGCAAGAGAAGGTGAAAGATAGCGATTGGGCAGATAAAAAAGCACGCGCACTTTCTAAATATCTAGGATTTGATTTTGGATATATACCTCTCACAAAAGAAACGCTAACTTATAATGGCGTAAGTTGGGATCGATATGATGATGGAAATTTAATAAGCGGTGCAGTGCGTTTTTTTGAAGAAAACAATCTTAGATATAACGCGAATTCAATTGAATTGATTGTGAAAACATTGAAGATCCAATCTACGATAGTAGGCTCACCAAAACGAGGTTTATTAGCCTTTAGAAATGGAGTTCTAGATAGAAAAACTTTGGAGTTTTCAGAACACTCTAAAGAAAACTGGCTTTTATCGCATATTCCTCATGATTATATTGATGAGAAACAACCAACGCCAAATTTTGACAACTGGCTTGACTGGGTAAGCGATGGTAAACAAGATAAGAGAAATGCGATTTTAGCCGCGTTCTATATGATTCTTACCAATCGTTATAACTGGCAAATGTATCTGGAAGTTACAGGGCATGGCGGAAGTGGAAAATCAGTATTTGCTAAATTAGCCAAAATGTTAGTTGGTGAACAAAATATTAGTGCAGCATCTTTAGAAGATTTTGAAGACCCCAAAGAAATGGATGGATTTGAGGATAAACTACTATTGATTTGTTCAGAACAACAAGCATACGGCGGGAAAGGCTCTGGATTAAAACGCGTAACAGGTGGCGATGATGTTAGAATTGATAAAAAATATATTTCTAGATTTACCACAGTTATTCCAGCGGTTATCTTGGTAGTTAATAATGAGCCAACAAAATTTACTGATAGAAGTGGAGCAATAGAAAGACGGAGGGTTATTTTTTCTTTTGATAAAATCATCCCAGAAAAAGATAGAGACCCCGATTTTATGGATAAAATAGAAGGTGAAATTAGTGCTATCATTTACAAGATAATCCATTCTTTTAAATATCCATTAGAGGCAAAACAACTTCTAGAGCAGCAACAAAAAAGTGATGAGGCGTTAAAGATTAAAATCAATTCAGATCATATTGCTTTATTTTGTAGTTATTTTTACACCACAGAAGAAGAAAATGGGCTTGGAATTGGTAACGCAAAGATGCGCAGTCGTTTTAGAACTCACCTTTATCCTGCTTATTTAGAATTTGTAGATGCTATAAACCATGAATACCCGATAAGTTATAACAACTTTACGAGCGCAATCAGACAAGGGCTGATTCAAAATAGAAACCCTATTGGGTTTAAGAGTAAAAGGACAACAGGTGGAGTATTCAAAACAAATATTCACTTCAAAAATTATGATGAGTTTTTTAATGAATATTTACAAAAATAACAAAATAGAGGGCGAAAGCCCTCTTTTTTTGATTATTACATAAGAATATAGTGGAGAGGTGGAGAGGTGATGACACCTGATTTTTAAGTGTTCACTTATTTAACTATATGATTTTAAAAGATAAAATGTGAAAAAGTGGATAGTGAAGGCAAAAAATCAAAAAATAAAAAATTTTTAATCTTTTTCGCATTGCTCCACAAAATTACTCCATAATTGCATCACAGGGCGGCGGAGTTCTACATAATCGTAACGGTTATACGCCTGACTTGTTTTATTCCCAATGCTATGAGCAAGACAACTTTCAGCAATACGGAAATCAATTTGCTGATCTTCTAAAAACGTTCTAGCTATCGATCTCAATCCGTGAGCATCTTGAATCCCTTTGTAACCTATTTTTCTCAATGCGTTAGCAATTAGTTCTTTACTAGCTGATTGGTTAGGCTTGTGATAGTGGGAAAATACGAATTTGTCATCACCTGTTATAGGTTTCAATTCTTCTAAAATCTTAAGCATTAAAGATGAAAGCGGAACAATGTGCGGAAATGCCCCTTGTCTTGTTTTTTTCATTTTTTCTGCTGGGATAGTCCATAACTTTTTATCGAAATCAATTTCAGACCATTCAACAGAAACCGCCTCAGCCGGACGAACCATAGAAAGTAATTGCCAGCGGAACAAAACCTTTGTTAGATAATCCCTGTTTGAATTTTTGAAGTCTTGTAATAGTTTCGGTAGTTCTTCCGGTTTGATTGCTGGGTGATGTTTTTGAGACTCTTTATGGTAAGCATCAGATGCTTTCAAGCAAGAATTAAACGAAATCAATCCTATTGTTACCGCATAATTTAAAATCTGATTGGCGAGGTTTAACAAGCGATGCAGCGTATCATTGAAACCTTTTTCATTTAATGGCCGAACAGTTTTAATCAATAAAGGGGAAGTAATCTGATCGATAGGGTAATTCCCAAGAGTAGGGAATAGATAATTTTCTAATCTTGCCCAATTCTTTTCCATTGTCATAGGCTCAATTTCTTTACTTCTTTTTTCTTTCCAAAGTAAAGCGACTTTATAGAAAGTATTTTCGTTCTGACCGTTTTTAATTAGTTCTTGTTCTTTGATGTATTCTTGCGGATCGATACTTTGAGCAAGTAGGGCGCGATATTCTTCGCGTTTTTGGCGAGCTTGCGCAAGTGTTATAGCTGGATAAGTTCCAATAGTAAAAGATGTGCGTTTATTTGTTACTGGGTGATAATAATTAAAAATCCAAGCCTTAGCACCAGTAGGCTTAATGCGTAAAAAAAGACCGTTACCATCACTTAGATTGTATTCTTTATCCTTTGTTTTCGCTTTATCTACTTCGGTATTTGTGAGCGGTTTAGTAACACGAGGCATCATTTTTCCTTAGTTTTAGTAACAAGATTTTTCGAAGTTTATCACCTTGTTACTAAACTTGTTACTAAAAAATGCGGTTAAAGACAATTAAATCTGATTAGTGGCGATAAGTAAAAGGGCAGAAAAGCCTTGAAAACACTAGGAAAAACAAAACCCCCCGGGGGGGTTCGCGGGGGGGTGGTTTGGGGGAATGGGGGGGGCTGGCGGGGCCCGAACCAGTGCCCCCC